AGGATGCGCCCGCGGATGAACCGGCGGTAGTCCGCGTCGTCCGTCAGCGCCCCGCGCGACTCACCGACCAGGTCCCCCCACTGATCCAGCGCCTGCCCGCGCGCGTTGTCGAGCAGGGTGCCGGAGAGGACGCCGAAGAAGATGTCCTCCCGCTGCTGCGCCATCTGGCCGAGCGCCGCGAGGAGCGCTGCCCACTTCGGGAGCGACCGGAACTGCGACAGCGCGAAGTCGCTCGCACGGCTCTCGTAGTCGGCACGACGGGCGATCGGGAGCTCGACGCTCACGCCGAAACCGTCACGGTGCCGAGCACCAGTTTGACGGTCGCCGTGACGCTGATCCCGCTGTGCCAGGTCGCGCCCGCGTCGGACGAGAACTCGAGCACGCCGTTGAGCAAGCCGGGGACCGCGGCGGCGGTGAGGTAGGCCCCCACCTGGAGCGCGTAGATCCCGTCGCCCACATGCAGCGCGTCGAAGGCGGTCACCATCACCGCCGTCACCGGGTCGTCCATGTCGGTGATGTCGTAGCCCTCGGCGACGATCGTGTCCGTGAGCCGGACGCGCACGGTCGTCTCGGTCGCCCATGCCCACGAGTAGCTGAGGCTGAGGCCGGCGGTCGTCACCGTCGCGGACTGGTCGCCGTTCGTCTGCGTTCCTGCCCATACGTTCGCGTCGATCACCGTCACCAGCGCCGTCTTCTGCGCGTGGGTGAGCGTGTCGGGGTAGACGATGATGGCGACGCTGTTCGGCGCCATCGACACCCCGCTCACCGTCTGCGTCGTCGGCTCGGGGTTGCTGAGCACCACGCAGTCCGTCACCCCGTCCACGCCCAGGATGAGCGCGCGCAACGCGGCCCGGGAGCTGCCGCCGCCCCTGGAGATCCGCTCGCGTCGGGTGCGGCGGAAGTCCGCGGCGGTCTGCTGGTCGCGGCCGGGCGTCGCGGCCGCCGTGCTCACTGCGGAGGTCCACCCCGACACCGGCGTAAGGATCGTCCAGGTCTGCGGCGCAGCGTTGATCTCGCCCGCCGTCGCACACGTCGCGGTCGTCGTCCCCTCACCCGCACCGTCGAGCGTCACCGAGTCGGCGATCGCCCACGTCACCCGCGCCGAGTCGCGCACCAGCTTGCCTGCGGCGATGACGGTGCCCGGCGTCCCGGTGAGATCGAGCGACACGCTGCCGTAGGTAGCGAGCGACCACTCCACACCGACGAGGGCGCCGAGGTCCGCGAGGGTCTGCCCGGTCGCGTTGTTCTCCGACCGCGCGTCGTAGATGGCCTGGAGGATCTCGTAGGGCTCCGCCTCCATCTCCGACACGACGACGGCGATCGTGCCCCATACGGTGTCGCGATCCCAATCAATCGTGACCGACTGCCCGCGCGCCGCGAGCTCGACGCCGACCCGCGTTTGGAAGTCGGCGCGCAAGTCGGCCGCGCGCGGGAGCACGAGGCCGGTGTCCGTGAGTCCGTAGGTGCTCATCTATGAATCATCGCGGGTAGCCACAAATCGTATATATCAGATCCGTGGCCACCGCATACGACATCGAGCTTGATTCCGTGGGCGACCTTCCCGACGTCGGCGCCCTCCTCACCGGCGCGGAGCTGGTCGCGCAGCGCGTCCGCATCCGCCTGTTGACGTGGCTCGGGGAGTGGCCGCTCGACAAGTCCGCAGGCATCGACTGGCGCACCATCATCGGCACCAAGCCGTTCCCCCTGGACCTGGTCGTCACGCTGCTTCGTCGCGAGATCGACACGACGCCCGGGGTGCTGCGCACCGCCATCGTCAGCGCCGCGTTCGACGTGGACACGCAGGCGGCGACCATCAGCTACGACATCACCTGCGACGACGGCACCCGCCTCGCCGTGTCCGTCTCCCCCTCCGCGGTCGGCAATCGCGCATCCGGCGTGCTTGTGCGGCCCGGTGCTCTCAACCCCAGGTTTTGACCATGTCGACCGTCCCTGCCCCCGACTACCTCCCGAAGCGCCTCGCCACCCGTGGCCTCATCATCCTCGGCCCGCGCGCGAACGGCACCTACAACAAGGGCGACATCCCGACGTCGTTCTCCATCGAGCCGGCGAACGCCTCGCCGACGTCGCTGTCCGGCCTCGCGCCGGGCTCCATCGTCCCCGGCACGGACGGATCGCTGGCGGTCGCGGGGCCGGACGGGGTGCCCGTCTCCCTCGCCGACTCCACCGACATCTCGGGGCTCACCGAGGACGTCGGCACGATCACGACGGAGCTCGCCGCCATCGTCGCGGAGAACACGGACGTCGTGATCCCGCTCGACCTCACCTGCCGGTACTCGGCGGCGGGGACCTGGAACCTCACCCGCGTCAGCGCGGCGCTGTGGGTCCTCACGCGGACGGCGGCGGCGGCGCCCGAGGCCTGCTTCTTCATGGCGCAGATCCGCCAGCGGACCACGGCGTCCAAGGGCTTCAAGATCACGGGCTGCGTCGTGAAGTACAAGGTCGCGACCGCCGACCTGAACGACCTCACGATCGACGGCAACGTGACGGTGATGCCGGCGACCGGGAGCGCGGTGGCGGCTGCGACGGCGCTCGGCCCGGTGGTCGATGGCAGCTACGACACCGCCCACAACACGACCGCGAAGCGCAAGGCCCAGGGCGAGCACACGATGGTCGTCACCTTCGCCGCGCCGATCTACCTCAACGGCAACGCCGAAGTGGAGATCGCCGTCATCTGCGACGGGACCGCGAGCGGCGTGCTCACCATCAACAAGATCAGCCTGCTCGGCGCCGAGACGCTGGTGGACGCCGCGTAATCGGGCGGCTACCCTTCGACGGTCAGGTGGCGTGTTGCAGGGTGGGGCCGGGAGCGATCCCGGCCCCTTTGCGTCAGCGGCGTCGCGCGAGGATGGGCGCCGCGCGAGCCTCACGGATGGCCTGCGCCTTCGCGCGGGCGTCGGCCTCCGCCTGGAGCGACTCGGCGGTGTCGCCGGGGAGGACCGGCGCGGCGCGGCACCGGCAGTTGTAGTCCTCCCCGGGATGCCCGGTCACCGGCGGCGGCTTGTCCCAATCGAAGATTCGCCCGTTGTTGGCCCGGTGCGTCGGCCGCACCCGTTCGTCACCCGAGCTGACCCACTGGTATTGCTTCACCCCGAGCTTCGTCTGCTTCGCCTGCGTCACCTGCGCGTTCAGCTTCGACACCTGGTCGCGCGCCCAAAAATCGGCCTTGCGCCGGTCCACGCCGAACCGCGCCTTGATCTGCGTCGACAGATCCGCGGTCGTCGTTCCGTCCGCGACGCCGCGGAACACCATCCGCTGTAGGTCGCCGATGGCCTCCGGTTGCAGCTTGCGGATCAGCGCCGCGTTCTTCGTCGCCCATGCCTCGATCATGGCGGGCGTCGCCGACTCGCTCACGATGTCGATCGCGACCACCGACCGGAGCCCGGCGTTCGTGCGCTCCTCGACGTGGTTGAACACCCCCTCCGCAATGCGCGCGAGGGCCTTGATCAGCCGGGAGGGGGCGCCGAGAAGCGAGTGCGTACGGAGCGCCGTCAGCGCCTTGCGGATGGCGGCGAGCGTCGCCCGGCTCACCGCGTTGTCGTTGTGCGGCTCGGCCGCGTCGGCGCGGTCGGCCTCGAGGATGGGCGCGATCCGGTCCATGATGCCGGCGAGGATCTCGCGCATCGCGGCGCGGTACACCTTCGCCGCCTCGCGCTCCCACCGTGCCGGGTAGGGCACCGCCGGTAGGGCCACGTCGCGCCGGGCCGTGCGGGGCCGTGCGCGGCTTCGAGCGCGGCTGGCCACTACGCGCCCGCGGTGACGTCGCCGGTCGTCTCAGCGTCGCCGGGGGAGGCCGCAACCGCGCCGATCGGCATCCACACCGCCGACCACTTCGGCGAGCCGTCGGGGTTGGTGACCGGCTTGCCGTCCGGCCCAACCTCGAAGTCGCGGAACTTCTCGATGCCACACCGGGGGCAGCGGTTCGTCGCGCCGTGGGGACACCGCTCGATGCCGGCGGCGGTCATCTTCGCGGCGAGCTCGGCGACCTTCGCGTCCCGTGCGAGCGGCGCGGCGTCCGTGCCAGGTCCTGCGGCCGGGTCGCCTTCCGCCGGCGCGGCGGGCGCGGCAGGGTCGAACGCCGGGAGCGCATCCACCGGGGCCATGTCCATCTGCCACCCAGCCGCCCCGAAGCGCGACGCGGCGACGTCCTCGGGGCCGTACACGCCGATCCCGACGTAGACCGCATCCATGTCGGCCGTCGTCTTCCTCAGCGTCGCGACCTCGTTCTCGGTCATCTCGTCGAGCGGGTCGAAGACGATGCGCCAGCGCGGCGGGATGACGCCCTTCGTCGGCCCCTCCTTCGCCGCGAACATCAGCGTGTAGATCCGCCGGAGCTGCGCGCGAAGGGACTGATCCTGGTACGCGGCGACGGCTTCCTTCAAGATGCGGTTCGCCGACACGTCGTCCGTCGTGAGCCCGCCCGGGGCGTCGCCGAACAGGATGGTGTGCGGAAGCCCCGTCGCCGCTGCGAGCGCCGACCGCGCCTGCGCGTCGAGCGTGTCCCAGCCCGCGAGGCTCACCGTCTGCCGCGTGTACTCCTCGCCCTGGGTGAGCAGGATGAGGTTGAGCAGCGACATCCCCCGCGCGATGAGCTGCATCCGCGCGAGGAACTCCGACTCCCCGTCGCCCGTGGTCCGCGCCGCGAGGTTGCCCGTCTTCACGACGGGGACGGCGAACGCGCCCGCGAGCGTCGCGCCTCCGGCCTCCACGCTCGTCAGGTTGCGGATCTGGTCCCAGCACGACTGTAGCACCGACTGTCCTCCCATCGCCGACCCGCGCTTGAGGTTCGCCGGCAGCTCAGCGCCGACGAAGTGAACGACGCGGGAGCAGTGCGCGAGCCCGTTCACCGACGACACGCCGAACCCGCCGACCGGTGCGAGCGAGTACATCAGCGGCTCGGTGAATCCGGGCGAGAGGATGTCGTCGTTCCACACGGCGATCGACGCCTCCATCCCGGCGAGCACCGGGAGCGCGCGGATCCGGGTGATGTTGTCGAGCGCCAGCGGGACCGCGAGGCGGTTCGTCCGCGCCGTCTCGTCCACCACCGTCTCGTCGACCACGGGGAGCACCGCACCGCCGCCGTAGAGCCGCGCCCAGGTCGCCGCGAGGCCCACCCGCGCGACCACGTCCAGGCGTTCCTCCTCGTCCTGGACCGCTTCCTTGTCGATGCCCTCCGCTTCGATGTGCCAGTTCTTGCGGACGGCGTGGCCGACGATGCCGCCGACGATGCGCTTCGCGACGCCGTTGTGCTGCCACAGCGATTCGAGCTCGGCGGTGGACAGCGGCGTGATTGCCGTGTTCGGCCGTCCCGACGCGCCGCGGTCGTAGCCGCCCCCCTGCCCCGTCAGGCTGTTGATGATGCTGTCGAGACGGGTGAGCGCCTCTGCGGGGGTGAGCGGGGCCGGCGCGGGATCGGACATGCGAGCAATCTACCCCGATTCGGGGAGCTGCTACGAATCGTGGATTGCGATCTATCGCTTCGCGGGGCCGACGCGGTGCCGCTGACGACGCTGAAGGTGCCGCGGCGGCGCGTGCCCGTGGTGCCCGATGAAGTCAACCACGCGCTGAGCCTTCTTCGCGCGCCGTTGAAACTCCGCTTGGATTCTCATCACCGGGGACCAATCAAGGGGGCCGATCGGCCCCCGGCATGTGGGGTGGGCCTCACCGAACAGGAATCCCATCGGCACGCCGGCCGATGCCGCGATCCGAT